AACGACACGGCCGCCGCACGCCATCGCACTGCGCTCACCAAACTGCCAGCCGCGATGGACTTCCTCGTAAACGTACTGGCGAGTGAGGACAAGATTGTCGTCTTTGCGCACCACCACGACGTGATTGACGGGCTTGTCGAGGGGCTTGTGGAATACGGCGTGACCAGCATTGACGGACGCACTAGCCTCGCCAATCGGCAGATAGCCGTCGAAACATTCCAAACTGACCCAAAGACCAGGGTCATCGTCGGTTCGATCGGGGCAATGGGGACGGGCTTCACGCTGACCGCGGCGAGCTATGTGGCCTTCGTTGAGTTGGATTGGGTTCCGGGTAATCTCGCACAGGCTGAAGACCGCCTTCATCGGATCGGGCAAGCTGAGAGCGTTCTTGTGCAACACCTTATGCTCGATGGGTCTTTTGACGGCCGGATGGCTGCAACTGTTGTTAGTAAGATGGAAGTGATCGAGAGGGCCGTGGGATGAGTCATCAATTCGAACAGATGATAGTCATCATCGGCGCCCTGGGGCTTTGGGAGGAGGGGGCGCAATGGGTTCCTAACCCCATCAGTCGAGCTTTCGGCATTGTAGTGAGCCTGTCAATCTCGATAATGCTTGAAAAGGTATGGGGATTTTTTACGTGAAGATATGGCCGTCATGAAAATGACGGCGATAGCCGAGGCCGGGCACGGCGGGGCGGGGCCTGGCGGGGCATGGCGGGGCGGGGCGCGGCAAGGCAAGGCAAGGCAAGGCAAGGATCGGGGCCGAGACTGGTAAGTAAGGTTGACGGGCTCGGATGGGAGCAATGTGCGTCATGCCCCCAGCGGCGCAAGTCGCCCCCGTCCGCCAAAATTTAGCCCTATTTTCCTATATGCTGGAAAAAAAATTAAAAAATGTCCCAAAAAATTTTGGAAAGTAGGGCCATGTTCAAGATCGACAAAGGACTGAAAATGCCGGAACCGCCGGCGGAGGGGAGACGGACCAAATATCCGTGGGAACGTCTCGAAGTTGGAGACAGCTTTGAAATCAACGCACCGCTCCAAGTTGCGCGGACCCATGCCCGGCAAGCGAGCGCACGCTACGGGAAACAATTCGACGCCCAAGCTTATAAGGGCAAGGTAAGGGTTTGGCGTTGGAAATAATCGGGGCCGGGCACGGCTGGGCCGGGCGTGGCACGGTCGGGCATGGTGAGGCCGGGCGAGGCCAGGCTTGGCCAGGCTGGGCATGGCTTGGCTTGGCTTGGCGGGGCAAGGCTGGGCATGGCAAGGCGTGGCGGGGCGAGGCAGGGCTAAGCAAGGCAAGGAAATAACAAGCATGGACCGTACATATCGGCCAATCATGTTCAAAAACGCACTCGAATTCCTCACGGGGAAATCCAGCATTCTGTTGAAATGGCCGCCCTGGTCAATGGCAGATATCGCGGATTTTTGGAGCAACAAATGGGAGGGAGAGCAAGAGCATGACCCGGAACAACCTGATAGCTCTGATCGAACAACTTGAAAGCGCCATCGCGCGCGTTGAAGACGCGATGCAGTCGGTGCATCTTGCCATCAAGCGACTCACGGCCGACCTGAAGAGCGACGATGGGGTGCAGGTACCACCTAGGAATCAACTCGTGGCCGGCCAATTTCGCACCCGCGATGGGACAAGTTACACGGTCAAGCAGAACGAATAGGTTTGGCTGGCACCGACTTGTCGTGCGCCGACACGACCTTCACAATGAAAAATGTGGGTTCTGGGATGCCCCGCTCGGTCCAGGCATAAATCGTTCTCTTGCTGGTGAGGAGAGGCCAGGGAGGGGGCGGATCATCCGCGGGTGTGGTCGGCATGTGTGGTTAAATGGCACAGGACCAAGCTGGAGACAACATGAGGAATAACAACGCGGCGCGGCGCGGCTTGGCAAGGCTAGGCTGGGCATGGCGCGGCATGGCGCGGCTAGGCCTGGCGAGGCATGGCGCGGCTAGGCAAGGCAAGGCAAGGCACTATAAGAAAATGAACCGGACATACCGGCTCGATGGAGAAACCTAAATGGCGACAATTCGCCAGGGATTATACGATCTACTCACGTCAGTTGAACTGGACACAAAAGAAGCCGGAAGGACTCACGTTACCCCATGGCAATCACAGCGCATGGTCATAGACACGATTGCCAAAGGATTACAAGAAAATGTCCACGAATTCGTTATCCTCAAAAGCAGACAGATGGCAATCACATCTGTCTGCAGCGTCATCGAATTGTTTTGGGCTTTGGCGAATCCGGGAGTACAAGGCGCCATTATCGCGGATCGAACAGACAATCTTGAACGTTTACGTCGAATATTCGCTTCGCTCCTTGAAACTCTCCCTGATGAATGGCGTGGACCAGACCACCGACTCATCACTAACAATCGCACGGGCATGGCCTTCGCTAATCGCTCAGTCATCGATCTGCTTGCTGCTGCTTCAAACCCGGATTTAGGAGCGTCACGAGCCTTAAATATGGTCCACGCGACCGAATGCTCGCTATGGAAATCCCTAGCGGGCGTTGAGTCACTCAAGGCCTCGTTGGCGCGTCAAAACCCGTCTCGGCTGTACATTTGGGAGAGTGTCGCGAATGGATTTAACTGGTATTATAATCACTGTCAGCAGGCCAAGCAGGACCGCCATATGCGGTTCATCTTTATCGGCTTTTGGGCCAACCCGACTTACTCCATTCCGAAATCAGACCCTGATTTTAAAATCTACTGGGACAACAAAATTTCCGAGGAGGAAACCAAAAAAGCGCTTTACGTTAAGCAGCAGTACAAAGTCGTCGTCAAACCGGAGCAAATCGCATGGTGGAGGCGTGAGGCCGAATTCCGCGCCGAGGAGTACATGCTGCGCCATTTCCCATGGCACGAGCGTGAATGCTTCATTGCCTCAGGGTCGGGCTTCTTTCCGGCCAAGCGCACGTTGGAAATTGCCGAGCAGCTATCGCCGGTCTCGCCCCCATATCAGGGCTACAAGTACATTTTCGAGGACCACTTTCTGGCCTCACGCATCGAGCAGACCCGCAACCATGAAGAGGCCATGCTCAAGGTATGGGAACCGCCCGAGCCCGGCGGCGTCTATGCCATCGGCGTAGACCCCTCAGGCGGCGGTGGCGGAGACGCCAACGATCACGCCATCGAGGTCATACGATGCTATGCCGACCGCGCCGTGCAGGTCGCAGAATTCCGCACCAACCATCCGCTGACCTACCAACTGGCTTGGGTGCTGGCGCACCTCGCCGGCGCCTACCGCGACCACGTTGCAAACCTCGAAGTGACCGGGGTCGGTGCGGCGGTCCTGCCTGAAGTGAGAAATTTACGACAACTGGCTGAGCGCGGCATTCTCCAGGGCCACCCCGAAAACCAAAGCATTCTCGACATGATCGGTGCGGTGCGTTGGTTCCTGTATCGCCGGCCCGACACCATGGGTGGCGCCGGCAACGTCATTGCCTGGAAGGCCAATCAGGACAACAAGCATCAGATTTACTCGGAATTGCGCGACGGCCTCATGAAGCCGCTTTCGGCGCCCCCCGGTAACGGGTACCACGTCGAAATCCGTTCACCGCGCCTCGTGTCCCAGCTTCAGGCCATCATCGAGGATGAAGGGTGGCTTGGGGCCGGTCCCGATACCGGAGAGAACGACGACCTTGTGGCGGCTTTCGTGCTCGCCCACCATGCCTATATCGAATGGAAACGACCGGGACTTGTCGCGCGAAACTTGACATGGGATTCGGTCAAGGGCGAGCGCCCGCCTGCCAATCCTGGTACTCTCCTCTCCTTCGCGTTCTCGGAGCACATCGCCGCAATCAACCGCAGAGCTCGGGTTAGGCAGGAGAAATTTTGATGGCCGATACAAATCCCATGGCTGGGTTCGCCACACCCCAAACCACCGGAGACGTGACGCCGCTCGTTACCGCGCCCGTGGGCGGCGTTTCGACCAACATGACCGGCATCGACACGGCCGGAAACATCTGGCTACGAGCCGGTCCGCCACACAATAAGTCTTCGTGGACATTCGTCGCCACGGCGGCGTTTCCAGGACCGTAAGAGGAGATAAACTTTGAGATAAAATCTCGGCACGGCAAGGCTGGGCCCGGCGGGGCATGGCATGGCGTGGCTTGGCGTGGCCGGGCAGGGCACGGCTCGGCTCGGCTCGGCTAGGCAAGGCGAGGCGAGGCAAGGCAAGGCTTTTGATCTGGACACGGGAAGGCTGTGACATGCCGATTATCCGCACATTCGCTTGTCCTTCCTGCAACCACTGGATGGAAGTGACGCTTTCGGCCGAGCAGTGGGACGACCCCGAGCCCGACTGTCCCAAATGCGCCGAACGCACCCGGCAGGAATTCAAGCCGTTCGCCATCACCGGCTCAATGAGCGCGCGCGCCCACTCCATCGCCGAGGAGATTGTCACATCGGATTATCATGCGGCCGATTTCCAGCGTGAGCACCGGCAGGAAGGCACGCCCAGCGTCCGCTACAAGGACGAGACGCCCGGCACGCCGCAGACCACATGGTCGAGCAATACCGCCATCGAGCAAGCGATTGCGGCCGGCCGGCAAAGCCGCAGGCGCCATGGCTCGGGGCTCGATGTGCTGCAGGCCAATCTAAAAAGCGGCGCCGAGCCCGATCTGATTGCCAACTCCAAGCGCAGGTCGATGAAGGTGTGGTAAATGCCTGACACGCTTGATGACCTCTCGCAGCAGTACATGAACCCGCAGCTATGGAACCTACCGCAACAACCTGCGCCGGGGGCCACGCACGAGGCGCCGAAGCCCGACCCTGTCGCCGGCGCGATCCAAGGGTTTAGCCGGCCCGGCGGCGGCATTCAGGCCGCGATCGAGGGCGCTGGCGCTCAACCGCCGGAATGGCTCACGCACATCAATGATTTTCTGACCCAAAACAAAGATGCCATCGACATCGCGCGCCTGTTCTCGGAAGGACTACCTGGACCGGGCAACATCGGCATGCTCAAGGCCGTGCCCACAGCAGGACAGCAGTGGTCGTACGATATTTTGGGGCACAACGACGAACGTCTTGGCTGGATAATACCGCACTATAATCCAGCTAAAAAACAAGTTTATATTGGGTATTATGGATCGTATGGCGATCCAAACTTGCCGGCAGGAAGCAGAGCGCTCGCATTAAATAAAAGACCGTGGTCATTCGGCAATACTCCGATGGAAGCCTTAAAAAATCAGCTCGACATGCTTCAGCTCGCAAAGGACGAATTCCCGGAAGCGGAAACCGTCATAGGCGGCAGAGTTTCCGGCGCAACCCGGGGCAAGCCGAGCAGGCCCAAGCCTTTACCCGAGCAGACGACATACGAAAAAACACCGAAGACGCCGGAGTTCCTGGAACTTGAGAGGGAATTGGGAAGACTGGCGCGAGAAAGCATTGCGGAACATGGCAGATCGCCACCTGGGTCCTTGACGCCTCCTGCGCCGCCTGATCTTACTCCCTCCGAACTTGAAAATTTTCTTCGCTTCTATTCCGAGCACACCAATCGCAAGCGGTAACCTCCATGTTGAAAATCCCCAACAAGCCCGACATCCTTGAAGAATGGGTAAAAGACGTTGCGGATGAGTGCACCGCCTCCTCGCAGGAGCGCGGGCTCGTCTACACCCGCGCCGCCCAATATTATTTCGCCGGTAGCTATGACACCAAGGCGGCCATCTACAACAAGACCAAGCCGTTCATCGATCGGCTGGCCGGCTTTCTTATGCAAGCGACCGATGTGCGCTATTCAATCGTGTTTGATTCCAACGAACCCGAAGACGTACTTGAACGCGCCGAGTCGATCTCCGACAAGCTGACTGCGGACTACCGATCGACCGACTCCGACATTTGTTTTTCCGAGGCCAACACGTGGGCGCTCGTCAACGGCTGCCATCTATTAAAACACCTGCCGTGCGACGAAACATTCAAGATCGCTCCCGTTCACCCGCAAAATTTCGGTGTGCTGTCGGAAACCACACTCGACCTTGATGAGCAAGAAGCCTTTGTCCACGTCAGCTACCCAACGGTGTCGCGGTTGCGCGCCATGCTGGAGGAAATCGAGCACCCGCGCGCCAAGGAAATCATCGCCCGCATCGAAGAAGAACCAGCCAGGAAAGACCAGGAGGAAATACCGACCTATTTCCATCAGATGGTAGTGGGCGGCCTACACCCAGTTGGGGAAGTCGGTGCCGTGCCGTCGGCCGCAGGCATCATCAACGTGTTCCCGACGCCTACGCCATGGCGGCCAAACACCAAGCTCCTGCGCACGGTCAAGCACTGCGAACTATGGATCAAGAATTCAAACAACGACTACACCACGATCCAGTTTGTCTATCCCGACATCATCATCGAAGGTGACAACACGCGGCGCAACCTGTCGCGAATTCCCGGTCACCATCCATTCGTCAAGCTTCAGGCTCAGACCACGCCCGGATATTTCTGGGGCCGTTCGCTGATTGCCGACATCCAGATGCTACAAGACATCCTGTCGAAGCGTCTGCGTGATCTGAAGGTGATGTGGGACCGCAACGTCAACGCGCCGCGCATGCTGTCGGGATTCACGTCGGTCACGCAAGAGGACTATTTCAAGATCATCAACGAGGGCGGCTTTATCTCCGATCCCAATCCAAACGCCAAGGCCGACAAGCTCAGTGATCCGCCGCCCGAAAATTACCTCGAAGAGCTGGAATTTTTGTTCAAGCTGTTCGACGAAGCAGCCGGGTTCTCACCGATCATGGGCGGGCAGGGGGAGCCGGGAGTGCGCGCCGGCGTGCATGCCCAGACGCTCGTGCGCACCTCCTCGCCGCGCCTGATCGATCAGGCCGCCCGCATCGAGCGCCAGCTTGCCCAGAGTGGCTACTTGGCCTTGCGCATTATGCAAGCTATGGACCCGAGCATCTATTCAACGTCAAAGGGAACTTCTTTTACACTTGCCGATTTGCCGTTCGGTTATCAGGTTGTGGTTGACTCGCACTCGGCGAGCCCGGCCTTCGCCGAGGACAACCGGCAGGTCGCGATAGCACTTGCGAGGGCCGGCGCGATCGACGCCGAAGACCTCATACATATGTTGCACCCACCGGGCGCCGAATTGCTGCTGGCGAGGTTGAAACAGAGGCAGAAGGCGCAAGCGGAGCAGGGCAAAGAGCAACACACTGAGGAGCTGTTGCGCGACGTATTACGAATTCCGACCCATGGAGGTATGAAACGCAGTAAAAAATGAATCTTGGCGCGGCCCGGCACGGCAGGGCCAGGCCGGGCAAGGCTCGGCCGGGCGCGGCAAGGCTGGGCATGGCTAGGCGAGGCGAGGCAAGGCAAGGTTTTTGATCTGAAGCTTCAGCTGCGCATCAGTGCGTGACGCAGTAGGGAATCCTCTATGATGGCAATCCTTGTCAGTATCATTGTCGCACTGATTATCGCAGGTTTCGTCCTATGGGCTGGCCGGCAACTGATCAACATCATTCCTCTGGACCCGCTCTTCAAGCAGGTCATCAATGTGGTCCTGCTCATCATCGCGGTGGCTATCATCATATTCTACGTCGTCATACCCCTGCTTGAGATGCT